CGGACGAGGAAATCCTTTTTTCAATCCGCACCTATCGCAATAATGAATTACAAGCTTCCGACTGGACTCAACTACCCGACGTAGACCTTGCAAACAAATGGGATTGGGCAGTCTATCGCCAATCGTTACGTGATATGATGGCGCAAAACGAAGACCCTAAACAAATTGTATTTCCAGAGCCTCCAAAATGAAACAATTAAAGCTCTTGAGAGTAGCGGAGAACGATAACACGACGTTCGGCGTACTACTTGTCGATGGAGCTCCTCAGTTTGTTACAGCAGAGGATTTATGGAGGGAAAACGAGAAGCAAGTATCTTGTATACCTCCCGGAAGGTATGTCATCAGGCGACATACCTCTCCTAAGTTTGGACTTTGTTATGCCGTAGACAACGTACTCAACCGTTCCCATATACTCATACACGCAGGAAACACGCATCGAGATACGCATGGGTGTATCCTCGTCGGTTTGCAGTTTGGGGTTATCAGTGGAGAGTCGGCTATCCTACGAAGTAAGGACGCGCTTACCCTCCTCATGGGATCATTAGCAAAGGATGGGGAGGCGTCCCTAGAGATTACCTCGTATATAGAACGATAGGGTATGATGACAAGCGAACAAATATCCTCCTTGCAGTACTGGATCGATATCGCTATTAAGGCGCTCGTCGGCGTCGTGATAAGTATCGTCGGGCTCGATTACCGCTCGGTAAAGAACTCCCTTCACGAATTAGAGCAGGCAAAATACGAGATGAAGCGGGACATAAGCGTTATGGACGCGCAGCTCGGGTACATCGGCGACCGGCTCGACCGCATCGACAAAAAGCTCGACCAGGTCTTAGAGAAATGAGGCTCCTCCTGCTCGTAGTACTCTTTGCTACGACAGCGCAAGCCGAAGCAGGCATCTCGTACCTCGGCTTATGTCATCCTCAGTTTAAGTGTAGCGGAGTCCTCAAGTCGTTTGAAGGAAAACCGATAGTTACCGGGTGGCTTGAAAACACGTTTGGGGAGTCCTGCGCGTGTGGGGAGAAGCTCCTCAAACAAAAGAAGCGAAAGGTTATTCGGGTACATTTAAGTAACTCTCCATGCTTACGGAACAGGCGATGCGGTAAGCATGAGGTCTTTGCGGGAGAGACGGTTAACTCAGCAAGTCGAAAGATAATTAGAAAAGACCCAAAGCTAATCGGGAAATACGTCGCAGTCGCACAGCGGTTTAAGGCTCGACTCGAACAAAGCAGAGGAGGGCTCGCGTGTTATGTGTCGCCGTGTTTGGAGTGCGATCTCTCGAATCGTGCTCGGAGAGTATTGTTTCGTATTACCCGCGATATTTTACCTGGTTGTGTGCTTGTGGATAGCGTACATAAGCATACGTGCTTACAGGGCTTTACCTGTGAACAGCATGGGGATAAACCTCGATTTACTAACGCGTGTATAGCAGACCTCGACGGCATCGACGGAAAAGCCGTTGATCTCCGAGACTATCGTAAGCGTACAATATCTTGCGATATGCGGCTCTATTGGGAGCCGTGGCTGAATTGCATACGGGAGGGACCGTTTATCGAACCGACTAAACGCGTTTGTCGATATCCGTTATCCCATTACAAGAAAATACGGAGAAGGTTATGGAGCTTATCCTCTACTCAGTCTTAAGACATTTACTTACCCTCGCAGCGGGAGCGCTTATCGGCGTGGGCGTCGAGGAGCACGACGCGGCTAACCTTGCAAAAGCCGCGGAACCGGTTATCGGAGGAGCTCTCCTCTACGGCGCGGCGCAAGCATGGTCGATCGTCGATAAGAAGAAAAAGAAGTAACTAGGTAAGGCTTGTAACCCGTCGGATACGCGGTCGAGCCATATTTGAGATATCGACGTCATGAACGGAGGTCGGCGTAACCTTGCGTTTAGTCCGTTGCTCGTAGAGCCGGATAAGCGGATCAAGTCGTTCGTTTGTTGCGTATACGTCGATGTTTGCTTTGTGTCCCGCTTCGCATTTAGCGCGGATCTTATCGCAGACCGAGTCTCCGCAGTTAAAGACCTGCTCCGCTATCCATTGAAGGTTGTATGGTTGAGGGGTTACCTCGAATAAAAACCATTCCAGGGTATTGAGCTCTCGGAGCATCGCTATCTCGGCGGTATTCGATACGTGCTTACGTTTGCGTCCGTACTCATGCGATAATCTTTGACAATACCAGTCGGCAAAGGTGCAGAAGTCGTATATCGCGCGGTCGACGATGGCTACCCATAACAGATACTCCGGATTTACGTTCTCCGGTATCTCTAAGTCCATCGAGTAGTTGTTCCTAGAGCTCATTAGCGAGGTATCGTTCGAGTGTTTGTATAGCCTCAGACCCGGAGTAACAGACGGTCGCGTAGTTTCCTAGTTTGTTAAGATGCTCGATAAGCTCCCTTTGTGCGACGGTCGGCTTATTAGGTTTAACCTTAAGCTCTATATATAGCGCGTGGTACTTGTCGTTTGGGATAGGACAACAGATATCCGGGATACCCTTTTTAACTCCCGCGCGCGCTAAGGCAAGGCGTCTTTGTATCGAGGCTTTCCCCTCGTTTGGGATATGATAGCAGGCAAACAGACGCTCATCGGAATTGGTCTTATACCGGACAAAGTCAAAAAACAGCGTCATCTCCAGCTCCTCCGGTCCCTGTTTGTAGGGTCGCGGAGGTTTGTCTATGTTCCTAAACAGGGTCGCCGTTCGTTTCATTAGTAGTACGTATCCTCCGTATTGGCTACGCTCCAGCGCGTACAGTCCTCGGCGTGATGTATTTCGAGAGTCGGCTTATATCCTTGAGCCTCGGGTGTCGGTTTGTCGCCAATAAAAAAACCGTCCTTAAAGGCTACTCGATTCGTCGGAAGCGCGGCTACTTGTCCGTTATCGAGAAGGAGAACGTGCGCGCATTTATTTTGATCTGGTTGAAGGAGGAACCCGGCTTTATCCTCGGAGTCCGGTAACCAGTCGACCGTAAACCAGTATGACGCGGATACCTTTGTTTTATCTTTAAGGATGGCGTCGCAGGTGTAATCCTTAAGGAAGTCGAAGCAAGTAACGACCGGGCGATAGCTAAAGCAGTCCCATAATTGGAGCATCGGCAAAAAGTACCCGATCGAGGGGTGTTGATCGGTGTGGAGTAACCAGTGGAGAGGGACTTGCCGGTAATGGGCTCCGGAGTCTAACAGTACGTGGAACGCAAGCGCTCGACCTTTGATACTTTGCACAGCGAACGCGTAACCGTGGCTAAGGGTATGAGACTCTAAACCGAGATGATGGTCGGGTATCCAGACCTTTAAGGGTGGTATATCGGCGTTCATTGTTTCTCGTTGTTTGTAAAGTCGACATAGGATAGGGCGACCTCCTCCGCGACGTCCTCGTATCCAAGCCGTTCCAGGAGCTCCAACGCCGACGCGTTACCGAGGAGAAAGGAAAGGCGAGTTATCAGGTGCATTTCCTTATAGGTGAGTTTCGAGCGCATCAGGAGCCGCTCTAACTTGCGGAGCGCCTCCTCGGAATCTCGTAACCCTATTTCGCGAAAGATATTTATTCGCATTGTATCAAGTGGCTGGACGGGTAGGGCTCGAACCTACGACCATCGGCTTAACAGACCGACGCTCTACCTACTGAGCTACCGTCCAATAATCGGTTTACCAGGGGATATCGTCGTCGTTGGTCGTCTTTACGTTAAGTTTAACTCCCATAACCTCGTGCTGAACCGTTCCTCCCGACGGTGTTTTGTTGTTAGTTATCCATCCCTGAACATCGGCGATGATACGGCTTAGAGCGTCGAGCTCATCGGGAAAGAGGTATTTACTTTGCTTATACTCTCCCGTTGTTTTGTCCTTGTACGTCTTACTAAACTGGACGCGGCAGTTATCAGCGTCTCCCCATACGACGAGCTCTAACCCGCGCTCCTTTTTCTTATACGTCGGTCCCGGCATACCTTACTCCTTTTCTATGATTAACCCGTTGTTATTCCAGTCCGATATCTCGACTCGAACGGCTCCGAGGTACTCAGACAGGATACGATGCGCGACCTCCTCCATCGGTAGGTCATAATTGAGATCAACAAAAGCGCGAAGCTCGACCGGCTCGCGTACCGTGTGGGTGTACGTAACCGGGTCTTCGTGTCGGTATACCTTTACGTCGTACCGTCCGGTCCTGATACGCTCGAAGCTCAACAGCATAATGTCGACCATACTAAAGCTCATGCTCCTACCCTCCTAAACTCAAAAAAAGTTGCGTGTTCGGGATACTTGTGTACGAAGATACGCGCGTAGTACGGCGCGTATGTGTTGTTAACTTTCCAGTCTAAGCCTCCCTCGATGTTCGTATCCCATCGGATCTTACCGAGAATATCGATCGCTCCGGCTTTACGTTCGCGACGGATGAGGTCGAGCGTTATCCGCTCAAAGGCTCTCCAGACCTCCGGAGAGCTCTTGTAGGACTCCAGGAACCCCTCAATATGGGCGTTTGTGTAACCGCTTTGTGCGAGGAGATGACGGGCATTATACAGAGTTATCATAAAGTCGTCGTGTGGTGCGTTAAGTGTACCGGTAACCGGAGAACGAGGATCACCTACCTTTAACAATAGCCAACCGAACAACCGAACCGGCTACCGATACCATCCTGATATATCACTACCGCATCGATCGGTACAGATACCTTTTTATCATATTACCATCTTTTTATTGGTGGCATTTATACAGCATTGAAAATAAATAACTTGACAGGATAGTAAAACAGAAATACATACTATTTATCAGCTATCCTCCCTCGCTCCGCTCGATTCGGATGTACGCCTTAAGGGATTTAACAACCCTTAAGAATCCCCGTTTAATCCTTTCCCCAAAACAAAATATAAAAACAGAAGCGATTGATACTACAGTTATCGAGGTCGTTCGAGTGTGCGATGCGATCGATAGTCCGAACCCGCTCGCGTAGCTCGCGCGATGCGACGTCGCAGGGGCGTGTATCTTGATCTCTTTTTTTTTATTTATTTGATTTAGGAGTACCGGATCGGTACAGTGTGAGCGAAGCCGTTATCGGTTTCTCCTCAGTCGTTAGAGAGACGGTAGAGAGTCGTGAGAGCGCTCCCTACCGTCTTTTTTTTACTTACTCGTCCGAGTACCTAAGAGACGCTCTAACTCGTCTCCGTCCTGAACGTAGAGACGCGCAACCGTCTCCCACGACCATATTAACCCGTCGTAAAGTCCCTGCTCGTACGCGCTTTTAGGCTCGTCTAAAGCGTGGTCGTTTACCAGTTGTCGCAGGATGCTTAGAATTATACTCGACCCGGATATAATGTAGTCTTCTTTTGAGTACGTATCCTGCTCCGGAACATTCTCAGTGAATGATTTCGCGAGTCTCTCGATCTCGGTATTCGGTATCTTTGTCTTTACTATGTTCACGGTCTTCCTCTATCAAATTATGGGCTATCTCTTTAAGTATCGCTCGTCGTATCCCGGCAGCTATGCGCGGGACGACGAACAGACGATAATACCAGCGCTTAAACATTAGGGAACGCCTCCTCGACTGGTACATTATCCTGCGAACCTTCCTCTAAAGCCTCCTCGGGAATTATGCAGGAGGTTAGTTTGTTGAGCTTAATCGGACACCGATATACTCCCGGCTTTACCTCCTTCGCGCAGGCTTCTTTAAGGTACGCGGTCGCTTTGGCGAGTGTCGCTCCCTCCAGCGTTCGGAGGTCGTAAAAGGTGGCTAACTTTTCGAGCTCTCCCTTGAAAGCCGTTTTGGTCTTACGTGTAGCAGCAGGTGGTACAGCTTTTGACGGCGCGACAACCGCGTCGACTACCGGCGCGGGCGATGGCTCGTCGATAACCAAGGCATCGACAACGGGCTCGCGCAAAGGTGCGACGGTTACCGCAGAGTACTCCGGAGGCATCTCCTCGAAGGTATACAGTCCGTTAAGCTGTTGCGGGAAGGCTTTACGGAGCGCGATAGACTCGGCTACCTTCTTAATCATGATACGCGGAGCAGATTTCCAGAGTCCGAACGGCTTACGATAGTCAGAGAGGAGAGCCTCTCCCTCCATCGGTATACGTCGGTCCTTACGGTACACGCGGCACCATGCTCCGATAAAGTCGTCGGTCGGTACGGACTTTACCCAGTTACCCTCGCGGTCGATTAACCCTACCTCTGCTCCGTCGAACTCGGAAAAGGAATTAGCAAGGGACCAAAAGCCGTTTATCCCGGTCATCATTTGAAGCCGTCCGGTATGGTCTTTGATAAACCAGATTTCTTTCTTAAAAGGATTAAGTCCGGTCGACTTGCAGTACTCAATAAAGAGGGCAAGCTCGTTTGGTGTAGCGTTTAGCGCTACGGTATTACGAAGCGTCTCGATAACCGAGACGTCGGTGTAGTCTATCTTCATAGGTAAATTAGTCATGGGTTTCTCCTGTGATATACGTTATACGCATAGTATAGTTAAGTAATACAGAGAAGGGAAGCCGCAAACGTCGCGGCTTTCCCGGTTATTTACGTCGCGGCTTAACCTCTACGTCGTAGTCGTCATCGGCTACTATTTGAGACACGACTTCGGTTACCGCTTGAGTCGCGCCAAACGAGCGATCGCATCGGTAGGAGGCAGTCTCACAGGTCAGGGTGAAGAGAGCTCTTTGCATCCCGACGATAAGGATTATGGCTAGGATAGGAGCTCCGACGAGAGCCGAAGCGTAGAAGTATATTCGTATAGCGTCTTTCATTTAGTTGTTCTCCGTAGTTTCAGTTACTTGTACGTCGCGCTTAGTAGGGTCGATAAACCCGTAGACCAGCTTGTCGAGCAGGTTACGTCGGTCGGTAACCTCGCGCTCCTGCGCTTGTCGGTGTCTCCAGGCAGCGGAATTGCCGTCGCGGAGTTGTGTCTTTGCGTTCGTTATAAGCGCGTTTTGTCCGTCGTAAAACGACCGGATACCCTCCGGAGTACCGTACAGGACGACTCCGTCTCCCATGATACCGCAACCAGACGTTAAGATAGTTAAAGTAAAAAGTATTGTTCTCATAGTTAGCTCCTAGGTAAAACCTCTAAAAACATCCAAACGATAAACAACAGCGCGTTTATCAGCATCAGGTATTGCAACAGCATCGACATAAGTACCTCCCTCATTTACGGCTCCTCTTAATCAG